GTCCACTCGAACTATGGACAGTCGCTGGGCCTCGGTTCGTGGCACGGCATCCCCATCTACCCGGCGGGCTATGACGGCGTCTCGCAGGACAACATTTGGGGTCACTGGCTGGACTGGTCGGGAAAGTCTGACGACCCGACGGTGATGATCAGCCTGTGTGACGTGTGGGTGCTGAAGAATCCGAACCTGTCGAAGGTGGAGCGCATTCTGTCGTGGGTGCCCATTGACCATGCTGGGGTTGTCCCTGACGTGGCGCGGTGGCTGGTGCGGGAGAATGTGACGCCGGTGGCGATGTCGCAGCACGGCCTCGAGGCGTGCCAGCGGAAGGACATCGACGCGGTCTACATTCCGCACGCGCTCGAGAAGCATTGGAAGCCCACGGCGTTCCCGGAGGACCCGTGGCCCGGACGGTTCGTCGTCACCGTGCCGAACGCGAACAAGGGCGTGCTTCCGTCGCGGAAGGCGTGGGGGGAGAATCTGCTGGCGTTTGCGCTGTTTGCGAAGCGGCATCCCGAGGCGATCCTGTACCTGCACACTGAGGCGCGCACGCAGTTCGGTATCGACTTGGTATCGCTCGTCGAGGCGGCGGGCATTCCGGGCGAGCAGGTGCAGTTCGCTGAGCCGTACCAGCATCGGATGGGTGTGGACGATAAGACGATGGCGCAGATTTACACCCGGTCGGACGTGCTGCTGTCGGCTACGGCGGGTGAGGGGTTTGGCCTGCCGGTGCTCGAGGCGCAGGCGTGTGGGACGCGGGTCGTCGTCTCCGATTTCAGCGCTCAGCCGGAGTTGGTCGGGGACGGCTGGATGGCGCAGGTGCAGCCGCAATGGAACCCGACGCAGTTGGGCTGGTTCGCTACGCCGCTGGTGCATTCCATCGTGGAGGGGTTGGAGGCGGCGTTCGAGGCGGGCGGGGGCCATTCCGATCAGGCGGTCGAGTTCGCCCGCGCCTACGACGCTGACCGGGTGTTCGATGAGCGGTGGGTGCCGCTGCTCGACGCATGATCCCGCTGCTGGTGGTGCCGACGCTGACCCGGCATGACCTGCTCGGGCAGATGCTGGGCACGGTGGACGAGACGGTGGGCCGTCTGGTCGTCATCGACAACTCGGGTCGTGGGGTGGAACTGCCGGACGGCCCGTGGGAGCAGGCGGACGTGTTCGCTATGCCTGCGAACCTTGGGGTGGCGGCGTCGTGGAACCTTGCGATCAGGATGGGGCACCGGCATCCGTGGGTGATGGTCTGCTCGGACGATGTGATGTGGCCGGAGGGGGCGATGGGCCGGATGGTGGACGATTCGGCTGAGGACCGGCTGGTGCTGTCGTCGGCGTGGCCGCACTGGTGCGCGTTCACGATCGGCATGGGCGTGGTGGCGAAGGTCGGCCTGTTCGACGAGGGCTACTTTCCCGCGTACTTTGAGGACACTGAGTATGAGCGGCGTGCGGAACGTGTCGGGGTGGAGCCGGTCCTGTCGGCGCAGGTGGTTCATGCGAACGCGTCGACGCTGAACACGCCTCGAGCGGGGTTCGGTGTGAAGAACCGCGCGTCTCATGCGGCGAACAAGGCGCTGTTTGAGTCTGACCGGCAGCACGGGTTCGACCCGTACAGGTGGAGGGCGCAGGCGTGGTGACGTTCCGAGACTTTCAGGATCGGCACGCCGGGGAGACGGTGTGGGTCCTCGGGTCGGGGAAGACTGCCGACTTCGTGGACCGGACGTTCTTCGACGGGAAGACGGTGGTGGCGGCGAACCATGCGTGGAAGGGGAAGGCGGAGCACGCCTACGTCTGCTCGAACCACTGGGGCGTCGACCATCCGGGCTGGCTGATCGTGCCGGAGGTCGAGCCTGTGCCGCCGCAGGACGCGCATCGTGGCGGGCGTCCGTCGGGCGACCGGGTCCTGTTCGTGCCGACGATCGGCCAGCGTTACGCCGCCTTTCAGCCGGAGCGGGACTGGCCGTATGACGGCAGGTTTGCGGTGGGGCCGTCGTCTGCGACGCTCACGATGCACTGGGCGGCGTTCATCGGCGCAGCACACATTGTCCTCGTCGGATTCGACTGCGGCGTCATTGACGGTGCGGAGCGTCTCGACGGCTATTACCCGCCTGCGAACGGGGACGCGGTGGACGCGCATTCGCATCATCGTCTGTGGGGGGAGCAGATGGAGGCGACTGCCCGCCTGTTCCGGTCGCATGGCGTTAGTGTTCATTCGCTGAACCCGTGGGCGACCCTCGGCCTCGAGGGGCACCGTTGGGAGCAGCGTCGGTAGACTGTGCAGGCCCGGAGGTTTCTGATGGCTGACTATGCCACGCTCGCGCAGGTGAAGGCCGCGCTGCGGATCACTGACACGGTGGACGACACGCTGCTGTCAACCACCATCACTGCTGCGTCGCGGTGGGTCGACGGCTACTGCGGGCGGGAGTTCGCGGTGGCGTCGGGAACGTCGACGAAGGACTATGTGCCGACGGGCCGGATGGACCCGCTCATCGTGGACGACCTGACGACGGTGGTCTCCATCAAGATCGACGACGACCTCGACCGTTCGTTTGCGGAGACGCTGCGGTCCATCGACTACCAACTCGAGCCGGTCAACGGCGACGCGTTCGGCAACGACTATCCGTACACGCGCATCCGTCCGCAGGAGGACGGCTACTGGCCGGTCGCGTTCGAGAAGCGTGCGACGGTCCGCGTGGAGGCGACGTTCGGCTGGCCTGCCGTGCCCGACGCGGTGACGCAGGCGACGATCCTGCAGGCGTCGCGCCTGTTCACCCGTTACGACGCGCCGCTCGGCATCGCCGGGTTCGGGGACATGGGGGCGATGCGCGTCTCGTTCAAGGGCGACCCGGACGTGCTGATGCTGCTGAACCCGTACCGGCGTGTGAGGTACTGATGGCGTCCGTGTCGGCGCTGCGAACGGCGCTCGCGTCGTCCATGTCTGCCATTCCGGGGCTGCGAACGTCGTCGACGGTGCCGGACAACCCGCGTCCGCCTATCGCGGTGGTGATGCCTGAGCGGATCGCCTACGACCTGAACGCACGCCGGGGTGCGGACACGTTCTACTTCACCGTCATCCTCATCGTCTCGCGGGCGGATGACCGTTCGGCGCAGAACTCGCTTGACGGCTACCTGACCGGGGCGACTTCGGTGAAGGCTGCTATTGAGGCGGACCGGACGTTGGGTGGGGTGGCGAATACTTGCCGGGTGACGGAGATGACGAACTACGCGTCGCTGCCGGTGGGCGAGGTGCTGTACCTTTCTGCTCAGTTCACCGTGGAGGTTGTCGCATGAGTTGGCAGGTTACGAGTAGCAGGCTTGCGTGGGCGGTCGGCACCGTGCTGGGTGCGGACGACCTTGCAGGGTGTAACATCGACGCGCTGGTGCAGGGCGGTCACCTTGCGCCGGTGGTGAAGCAGGACCCCGCTCCGAAGGTGGACGGGCCACGACGGAAGATGAAGGTTCAGCCGGAACCGGCTGGCGACGACTCGGCTGAGGAGCCGGAGGAGCAGGAATAATGGCACGCATCGTCCTTACGGATGTCGGCGTCGTCCTCGGCGGGGTTGACCTGTCGGACCACGTCGCCAGCGTTGAGATTTCGCAGAACTACGACGAGGTGGAGACGACCGCGTTCGGTGACGGGGGCCGTACCCGTGTCGCCGGTCTCGAGGACTCGTCCCTGTCGCTGTCGTTCCATCAGGACTTCGCCACCAGCGAGGTTGAGGCGACCATCGGCCCGCTCGTCGGCGGCACCGCGTCGTTCGAGATCGCGCCGTTCGGTACCGCTGTCGCGGCTGCCGGGACCGCGCCGCGCTACTCGGGCACCGTTCTGGTCACCGAGTGGACTGCGCTGAACGGTGCGGTCGGGGACCTGAGCACGGCGGACGTGACGTGGCCGGTCGTCGGGCAGATCGCTAAGGGGACTGGTGCATGATTTCCCTGACCCTGCGCGTCACCCATTCGGGTGAGACAAGCGAATACACGGTTGGCCCGAAGGTGCAGGTTGCGTTCGAGCGTGAGTGGAAGATGGGGATGCCGAAGGCGCTGACGACCGAGCAGCGCATGGAGCACCTCTACTGGCTCGCGTGGAAGGCGCAGGCGGCGTCGGGTGCGGTTGTGAAGCCCTTTGACGGCTGGCTGGATGGTGTCGAGGCGGTCGAGGTGGTCGAGGTGGACCGCCCTTTGTAACGAACGGGATGACGATGCTCGTGGCGCAACTGTCTGTGGCGACGGGCATCGCTCCCAACGACCTGCTCGACGCGCCGCCTGAGGTGTTCCGTGCGATGGTGAAGGTGCTGTCGGATCGGAACAAAGAACGGCAGAAGGCGGCACGGCGTCGTGGCTGAGCAGAACCATGTCATCATTACGGGGCTGGACGACACGCGCCGTCAGATGCGGATGCTCGCGCCGGAACTGCTGAAGGAGATGAACGCCGAGGTCCGCGAGGTCCTGAAGCCGATCATCTCGGACGCGAAGAACATGGTGCCGTCGTCCGAGCCGCTGTCCCGGTGGAACCAGTCGGTGAACGCTCCCCGGTCGCGCGAGTCCTATTCGCCGCACGGGAAGCGGTGGGACTATGCGCGGCTCGAGTGGGACTCGGCCCGTGTGAAGCGTGGCATTCGGATGGGCGCTGGGCGTCCGAAGCGGCGGGGCGACTCGTTCAAGGGCGCGTATGCCATTCGTAACGCTGATCCTGCGGGTGCGGTGTACGAACTGATGGGGTCGGGCAAGTCGAATGTGAACATGGTGCGGAACGTGCAGCGCCGTCATGGGGTGCGGAAGCGTCTGATCTGGGCGGCGTGGGATAAGGCGCGAGCGTCGCGCCGGGTTCCGCAGCAGGTCGTGGCTATCATTCG